CAAATTAAGCCGGATGCAGAGGGGGCGACAACGGAAGATGCTTCTGATGAGTCCGATGAGATGGCGGTTGAAGAGCCTCCTGGTGAATCTGATGAGGCAGCGGCCGCAGAGAATCCGGAAACGGAAAAAGAGGAATCTGCCAGAAAACAGCCGGCGAAAACGACAAAGACAACGCCTAAGAAAACAACGACCAAGAAGGCAGCGGCCAAAAGGCCGGTGGCAAGGAATAGAAAATGAATTATGCAACGATATCAGACCTGGAAGAACTGTGGCGTGAGCTGAAACCGGAAGAATGCGACAGGGCAGAGGCGCTTCTTAGGACTGTTTCGTCGGCGCTTCGCATCGAGGCAGCTAAACGCGGTAAAGATCTTGATGTGATGATATCCGAAGATCCAGATCTGGCGGTAGTAGCCAAGTCGGTGACCGTTGACGTGGTGGCCAGGACGCTGATGACGTCGACGGCACAGGAGCCGATGACACAGATGTCTCAGTCGGCGCTGGGATACTCTGTATCCGGGACATTCCTGGTTCCGGGCGGCGGCATCTTTATCAAAAAGAGTGAGCTGGCCAGATTGGGGCTCAAGAAGCAAACCATAGGAGCACTCGACATGAGGGGGACGCCATGAGCTCGCTGATCAATGGAATTACCGTTACTCTCTATGAGCGAACGCGGATCGGAACAGACAGGTTTGGTGCACCGGTTTACAACGAGAATCCCGTAGAAGTGGAAAATGTCCTCGTCGCTCCGGAACAGACGGAATCCTCTCCTGCGATGACGTCGATTGCGAGAAAAAAAGCGTCTTACGTCATTGCGGTCCCAAAAGGAGACGAGCATGTCTGGGAGAATTGCCGCGTGGATTTCCTGGGAGAAAGCTGGAGAGTGGTCACGCATCCGGAAGAGGGCATTGAGGGCATGATTCCGCTCGACTGGAACCGGAAGTATAAGGTGGTTCGATATGGCGCTTGAGATAGAACTTGACCATGATGCGATTCGCGCATTTCTGCAATCGTCTGATGTCCAGAGAGGTCTCGAAAGGGTTGCGGACGCGGCCTTGAGAAGACTTGGCCCGGGATATGACCGGGAGACTTTCGTCGGCCCGAACAGAGCAAATGTTGAGATTCATGCGACGCATAGGCAGACTGCGGCGAAGGGGCGCGAGGAGATCAGGAGGGCGCTGAACGGTGATTGAATCGATTGTAAGAGATTTTCTTGAAGAACGAGGCTTCGAGGTTTATACGGAAGAGCAGGATTCGGTAGAGAAGTATCTCGTTATCGAGAAAACGAAGGATGAATGTGTAGATTATCTCTACACATCCACTCTGACTGTTACGACATATGGAACGTCAATGTATGAGGCGGCCGAACTGTGCGAGGAAGTCATTGAGGCGATGCGATTCATTGTCGAAAAGGATGAGGTGACTGATTGCGCGCTTGAGTCCGACTACAACTATACCAATACGTATACAATGCAGTATCGCTACCAGGCGGTATTTGCAGTATCGCACTACTGAGGAGAGAAAAATGAACGAGAACAACAAGGATTATGTATCTGCGGGAAAACCTAAGGTTGGCGGAGCGATCTTCTGGGCTCCGGCCGGAACCCCGGTGCCGACATCGGCAACGGAAGAGCTGGATGCCGCCTTTGAGAATCTTGGGTACGTGAGCGCTGACGGCCTGTCGGATGCTGTCACAAGAGGGATCACCGAAGAACGGGACTGGTCGGGGTCTGTGATTAACTCGGAGATTTCAGAGTATTCCGATAAGTACAAGTATAAACTCCTTGAGGCAACGAACCCGGAGGTGCTCAAGCACGCATTCGGCTCAGAAAACGTGTCGGGGACACTTGAAAAAGGACTGCATCTTAAGGTGGGGCCGGTGCTTCCGGGAGTCTGTGCACTTGTCGTGGACACGATCCACAAAGGATACATGAGAAGGCAGGTGGTTCAGGCCGGACAGGTAACGGAGATCGGAGAGATCAAATATGTGTCAAACGCCTCTCTCGGCTATGAGATCACGCTCAGCGCCTATACCGGTTCGGATGGCTACAGCCACCACGAGTACACTGTGGCACGGCCTAAGACAACATAAACAACGGAAGGATAAAATATGATTCGAGGAGAAACGTCAACAGGCTTTGCATTTGAAATCGACGAGAGGATCACGCAGGATATTCGTTTTGTAAGGATATGCCGGAAGATCTATTCTGAAGATACGAGAAAGCGAGGGGAGGGGTTTGACGATCTCCTCAATTTCTTTTTTCCGGAGGGGTCTGATCAGGAGGAAAAGTTGTTCGCTCACTGCGAAAGAGATGGAATTATCCCTGTTGAGTCGGTGTATTCCGAACTCGGAGAGATGATGAGTGCTCTGGAGAAGGAGAATGCAACAAAAAAATAATGCTCCTGGCCCTTATGCTCGAGACAGACGAGGATGCTGTGACTTGCGATATGGCTGAAACGTACGGCATTTTTGATATCGAAAGCATTGATATCGGCCTGCTGGCGACGCTATGTTCGGGATTGCGAAGCAATTCCCGGATAAAAATGAAAATAGCGGGGGTCAGGAGCAGCTATGAACAGGTAGGGCTGGCAGCGCTTATTGATGGTGTCAACACGCTTGTGTGGATGCTGTCGAATTCTTCTAAGGATGGGACCGAAAAGCCGCCATCGGTGCTGAAGGCCTTGACAATGGACAAAAAGGAAGATGACACGGTTCTGTTTGAGGATGGTGACAGCTTCATGGAGGCCAGAGAGATGATGATGAGAGGAGGTGTGGAAGATGGCGGAAGGAGCAACAATCGGGAAAGCCTATGTGCAGATACTCCCGAGCACAAAGGGGATTAAAGGAAGCCTGACATCCGCACTTTCAGGGGAGGCGGTATCGGCCGGCGCGACCTCTGGAGAAGCGGTGGGTGCCAACCTTGTGAGTAAGGTGAAGAGCCTCGTGGCAGCGGCTGGAATCGGGGCTGCTGTCAAGAAGGCACTGGATATCGGCGGGGCTCTCCAACAGTCTACAGGCGGAATAGAGACGCTGTATAAGAGCGCCTCCGACACGATGATAAAATATGCCAATGAAGCTTATCGGACTGCGGGCCTGTCGGCGAATGCGTACATGGAACAGAGCACAAGCTTCGCAGCGGCTCTGGTAAAGTCGCTCGGAGGTGATACGGCGAAAGCAGCGGAAGCAGCCAATACAGCACTGATAGATATGGCGGACAATTCCAATAAGATGGGGACCGCCATGGAAAGCATCCAGAACGCCTATCAGGGATTTGCCAAAGGCAATTACACGATGCTTGACAACTTAAAGCTCGGATATGGCGGCACGAAGCAGGAGATGGAACGCCTCCTCGCGGATGCACAGAAACTGTCGGGCGTTGAGTACAATATTGACAATCTGTCGGATGTATATTCCGCCATCCATGTGATCCAGGAGGATCTCGATATCACGGGGACGACCGCGAAAGAAGCTGCGTCAACTTTCGAGGGGTCGTTCAAAGCGATGGCGGCTTCGGCTGAGAATCTGCTCGGCAGGATCGCACTCGGAGAGAATATCACTAATGAGCTTACCGCACTGGTTGAGACGACGGGGACTTTCCTGATCGGCAATATGCTGCCGATGGTAGGGAATATCCTCGCATCGATTCCGACGGTAATTATGCAGGCGGCTCCGATGATCGGAGAGGCTGCACTCGGACTTGTCGGGGAAGTGTCAAGGCAGGTGCTCGGATATGATATCACAAGTGATTTAAGTTCTTTCTCGGACGGAATCATGGAGTTTATCGGAGAAAGGATTCCGGAGTATGCAACTAGAGGCCTTGAGTTTGTCCAGAATCTTGCTCTCGGCGCGATGGAAGGATACCCGGAACTTTTAGAGAACTTCGGATTTATTGTGGATAGTATCCTTGTGGGGCTTGCTGATGCGGTACCGCAAATTCTGAGCAAGGGCGTCGAGTTCATATCGGCCCTGGCCTCCGGATCTCTTCAGAACGCGCCGGCAGCCATTACGGCCATCGGCAATATCGTCACATCAATCTTAGAATTCTTGCTGTCGAATATGCCGCAGATGCTACAGAAGGGCGTGGAGCTGATTGGAAATCTCGCTTCCGGCGTAGTTCGTAACCTTCCGGCGATCCTCGCGGCCTTCGGGTCCGTGATCGCCAATATCCTGGCAACGATCGCACGGAATCTTCCGACGATTCTTAGCAAAGGCATAGAGATCCTCGGCAACCTTGCCGCCGGCATCATCCGTGGAATCCCGCGGGCAATTGCGACGATTCCGCAGCTGTTCAGCCAATTCGCGTCTTCAGGCACAGGATATGAAGGAAAGAAATTGCTTCCAAAGACAATTATCTCAGTCCAAGCTTCCAT